TTTTTTTTTTTTTTTTTGTCTTGCGGGGAGCAGAAAAAGAAAAAGAGAAAGTAAAGGAAGAAATAAAGTAAGAAAGAAATAATCAGACACTATCGGCGGCTGCTGCTGACAAAGCCTGCACTCGCGCCATAGCATCAGCCACGAGGCAGGTAGAAAGCCCGGCCAAAGCACAGGCTGGGCAGCCATCCTGAAGATTATGCATGGGCGCAGCTACTGACGCCTGCTCAGTCGGGCTGGGGCCGATAGCTCCCAATCCGGTGATATTAACAGGCCCAGCACCCAGCATAGTAGTATAGGTAGAAACATAAAGATAACCTTTAGAGGTCCCATCCCACCAGACCCACAGACTATCAGAGTCAGTGGTGTTGTAATTATATGTGTAGCCGGCCTTGGTTGTGCCCTGCTGCCAAAAACTGATCTTGCCCATAAGTGGCAGTTGATAGTATACAAGGCCGGAATGTGTCTCCTTGTGTAGCACCTTACCATTCAAAGTGACCTGATCCCACTTAATGCTAGACACCAAAGCCCGTTGACCAGTGGCAACGTTAATGATTGTCGCCTCCTCAGACCAGTATGCCGGGTGGGAACCCATAGCACTCTGCGACTGGGCATACTCTGCAGAGGGCAAGGTCACCCACACAACATCACCAGACCGCCAGTTGGTGATGGGGCGAGCGGGCGCAGGGGAAGGGGTCGGCCTATCCTGGAGGTGCTGGTTATCAAAGTCTTGCAGTGTGACAGTCGACAACCCTAGGTCTATATCATGAGGTATTGTCACACCTTGGTCTAATTGGGCGGCCTCAACAGAGGTGTAGAGTTTGACAGAGGGCTCACCGTTCTCAGACACCTGAGGGCGGCCGTAAAACAGCTGCCCTCCAGCATTAGACACCAGGTCCGTCGGAAGCCCTCCCAACAGGGTATCTGCAATATTAAACAGGACCTGCACAATACCCTTGCCTATATCACCCACACCGTTGCCGCCAGTTAGGTGCACGTCCTGCATAAACCTCACAGCGGATGCAGTAGCCACCTGAGCGGTGCCATCAGGCAGCCGCTTGATCTTGTGCGGGGCTGTGGTGCGGAACCGGTTAACACGGGTGTTCGTGTTACCAGGGGTCAAATTGCGATATTCAACCTGGAGGGCGATGTCAAGTAAACCTAATGCACCGGTGTAGGCTGAATTGGTAAACGAATTAATGGGGGCACCATGAATGCAGACCATCAACATCCCTGAGGTTGACTCTTCCTGCGGCACAGAGTTGGTTTCAACAGAGCGCCAGCCTTGGTTGCGGTAATGCAGCCGCTCCCGAGGCACGACGAGCTCTGCGGCCAGGCCAGGCTGCGCCACAATGCGCACGTCGGTGGAAGTGATGGAATTCATATCCACCGACGTGGGGACTGTTGTGGATTGGGGCCAGAATGACATTGACACCGCATACCCACCCACCGAGTTTGGAACCAGCGGGCGGAAGTGCAAGGTGCAGGCCTGCACTCGGTACTGGGCATAATTCGAAGCCTCAGTCGCCATGATATGCGTATTAGACCCGTCCTGCAAAGGCAGTAGGGGGTTCAAAGATGCTGCATAGAGTATGGAATTAGACGACTGGGGAACTGTCAAAGTCAAAGGTGAGGTGGAAAGGTTATACTGCCGGCGTAGGATGGAGCCGCGGCTATCCACATCTGGGACAGGCGCGGTATTTGGCGCCGGTGCCTGTGCTGTCATTGGCGACTGCCCGGCATCGGGTACGACGGCAACCCGGTTGCGGGGCCTGCCGCGGCGCCGATCGACCCAGGCGGTGCCAAGTGGGGGCATGGTGGAGAGTTCGGCAGCAAAGGGATTGGTTGGGGATAGCCAATTGGTCCGTTGGGGCGGGGGCTGGGCTGGTTGAGACACGGTTCCATCTGATCGTGTGCCGCGTCGAGGCCCCCCGAAGCCCCGGGCTCCACCGGGGTACATGGGGGCCGCGTACAGCAGCGGCACGAACAGCAAAAGCACGAGCACGAAAGCGACACGCATTCCGCACACATGCTACGGGTCAGAGTGTTATTCCTTCTTCCCCTCCAACTGGAGAACAGGCCAGGTGTACTCCTTCAGCTCCATACGGCCCTCAGCGATCGCTTTCAAACCTGCGACCGCATTGAGGGCCAGACCAGGCTCCAGCTTGTAGAAGCGGGTGGCGAGCAGGCACGACAGAGCAGTGACGTTGCGCAGCCTGGCCACAAAGTCACGCACGGACTGTTCAAGATCTTCCTTCCGCTCTTTCACCGGGCCCCAGTTCTTCTCCGAGAGCCTCCCCAGGAACCTGACAACATCAGGGGTGACCCCAAGACCACAGGCGACTAGCAAGCCTGCGTACGAGCCAACATCACTAAAGTTAACCTTCAATTTGAGGCCGCAGCCGGTGATGAGGGCCGCGGCTCGAGGCTCTTGCTGGTAGAATCGACAGCACACGATAGAGTCGTCACCCTTAAATGCGGCCACAGCCAACCCATCAAAACGATAACAGTGCATTATGACTGCCATGTTCCAGACTGTATTCCATAGCAGTGTACCGGGCTCACCGGAATGCTTCTTCCATCGACCCCGCAAGCTCTCTTGGGGAGCCTGCAACACCCACCCCGAACGGAGCAGGTGGTACAACCTCCACATCCACTCAGGTGCCCCGGCCTCCTTCATCAATAAGCACTCAAGGCCTAAAGAGTAATTATTCTGTGTACTATCAAACTCACTAAAATCATTTTCAAATACGCGGCACGCTTTCGCCCCAGCCACAGCGGCCTCCAGTTTCTCCTGGGTGTAACAATCACCATAAAAACACCACTCGGGCAGTGTGTCCACGATCGCCTTCTCTATGGCCCTAAACCAAGGGCCAAACAGAGCCACAAAGGTCTTTGACCACGCTGAAATGCCCTGCCCGACCTTGCCATGTAGCACTGGCTCATCCGTAGTAAACTTGTTGCAGTCCTTCTGGAAGAATGTTATCCTAGTGCATGCCTTATCGGTGAAATCTAAGTTGAGAACCGCAGTGCCATCCTGCCCCCTCGCCACCATAGCCTCAACCAATTCGGCAAGCTCACATGATGAAACTCTGACACCTTGCAACGAAGGAATCAACAGACGGAGCGACTCCCGCACCACTTCCACGTCATCATGCCACAACTTTGTCTCCTTGCCGTACCTGCCGACGAGAGTCGACAAGACCGCCAACCGGTGCGCTGGGGCCGCCATACGGCAGTGCACAGTGGAGGAGAGGGCCAAGACTGTCACCTGCTCACGGCCGGACATGTTGAAAGGGGTGTAAAGCTTACCCTGCTCCAAAGCAGGGCAGGGCGGCACCACAGCTCGCACCTCGAGTGGCCTGTGGCCGAATGCTTCGGCCATCTGATGTAAAGCCACATCCGGTGGGGCCGGGGGCACTGCGTCTATGTCCTGCATGTTGGCCGTCCGCTCCGCCTTCTCCACAGCGGCCGGCCTAGCCTGGACCTCCACCGGCTGTGTAAGATAGAAGTTGTGCAAAATAGAATCAGTGACCCCTAGCTCCTTCAGGAGCCCGGGGCCATCAAGGACATAGCATTTATCAGTGTGCCGAGTCAAGGCGACGATACAATGGGCCCGCGACGCGGCTAGCAGCCCGCGAGCATCATTCGTCACAATGAGAGTGGTGGTATTAAAGGTGCTGCCCTGCGCCTCATGCACAGTTATAGACCCGGGGTGCATAGCCTTCGCCGCTTGTGTAAACACAAGCCTCTGGCCCTCTCCCGGCCCCGAAAAAACCAGGGATCTAACTACGGGATTCGAGGTGGTCATCCCGGGGTAATCGGCCGCCAACAAATAGCACACATCTCGGGGGCATCGGTGGGACTGTAGCCGCCATTCTGTTGGCTCCAGATTAAGCTGCATAGCAGGGATGAGGCCCTTGCTCTCAAAATCAATGGCAGGGATCTGCCTTGGGTCCCCAAGCAGAACTACATCCGCGGCCGCAGTCATGTAGCAAAGCAGCAGATGCGGCGCAACGGTGGGGGCCTCATCAATCACCAGCCTCTTGCCCCGGGAGTGCTGTAGCCCAACATGCGGGGTCATAACAGGGAAACCTCGAGCCCTCCATTGCGCCTTAAGTTGGTTTGTTGGAACAATGACCAGGTCGCAGTCTTCACGCCGGACACCGACGGACTTCCCCGAACCCGGGACCCCCGCCACAAACCGGTAGTGCACCGGCCCCGGGGGCACATGGGCGTTACCCACGAATTTGCCGAATGGGCCCTCCGACTCCTGCTGGAGGGCCAGGTTGGCGGTGTTCGCCAGGCCTGGGGTGACCACCAATATGTGGGTTGGGGATTTCGGCGCCGACCCCTCGTCAGCGCCTCCGGAAGGCCCAGCTGGGGGGGGCCCCGGAGGCGACGGCGCCGGAGTGGTTGGCGGGGGGGGAGGGGAGGCCGGGAGGCCGTCCTGCCCCGCCGCGCCAGCCTGAGCGCGCCAGGCCCGGTACCAAGACGACATGGCTGGTAATAAGTACATCTCGTCGCCCGGGAGATGATGATCCAACCAGGCCTGCATGGACTCTTCGGGAGGGACTTGGTATATTCCACTGCCGAGTAGGCAATAAGCAGCCGTCTCCTGCCTATACAGGCACTCCTGATAGGCCACCTGCAAGGCAGCTGGATCCCTTCGCTGCCTATAGTCAGGCGCCACAGCATGAATTATGGGCCTGGGTGTCACTGTATAGGCGGCCACCGACCCGTTAGGGTGGACAAACTGGGTTCGGTCGAAGGCCTCTGGAAAGCGTCCGTAAAACGCGCCGCACACGCCCCCTCCGGGGTTGTGTTGGGCGTTGGCCGCATTAACGAGCCAGAAGCAATCCGAATTAAAAAGATCCCCCTCATAAACTGCCGCCCCATCCGGGAGCAATTCCAGTAATACCCTCTGGACCGGCTGGACTCGGGGGTTACGGGGGGGGTCCAAATTGACACTCTGAAGGGATGTGTGACGACTCAGAGAGCCCTCAAGTGTGGAAGCGGGAGACGACTCCCAGAAGCCCGCAGACCCGGGGGGGTGCCCGCGGTACGTAACAGGTGTAGGGAGAACGTACCTCGGGGAAATCGGCCCCGGTGTCCAAGATGCAGGCGGGGGAGGGCCGTCCGGGCTCATTGGTGTTTGATATGGCACTTCATCCGGTGTAGACGGTGGCGGCGCATCAGCCCAATAAGGCCCCGCCTCCAGTCGACGACCGGGGGGGCCTGGTAGGGGCTCGCCGCGAAAGACAATGCCCACGGGGGCGATATAGAATGCCAACCCAATCTCCGGCCACCCAGCCAGTTTTGCGCCGGCCCTCACGGCGCGCAGAGAGGCCTGATGGAAGGCGTCCGTGAGAGCGCGGATGGTCCAATTATCCAAGCCGGTGGGCTCGTAAACCTCTGGTTCGGGGTAAAAGTCGGCTGTCAGATCCTCGCAAGAGTCCTCTAAACCTTCCACAACATCAGACATAAAGCACCCACAAACCTGTTTCAACTTACGGGCGGCACAGCAACATCCTTTACGCACAGCCCGCTCAAAGGGGAGGCATGGGCAGGCGTATTCACGATCGAAGCAAAGCTCTCTAAGATCCACATAAAAACCTGCTGACACCCAATCCCGACACTGTCTATAGAACTGCAGCTGCCGACCGGGGACAAATGTCTCTTTTGGTCCACACACCTTGGCCAATAGCCACTCCCCCAGGCGGAAGAGCAGCCCCTGTTGGTGCTCTTTGGCCAGGCGCTTGATCCCCATAGATATGCCTTGCGTCCGAATCCAGCGTTGGTGGCATATTGTCAAATAGGAGGCCACAACCACCGCCGTGAGGGCGTACTCATCGGTGGTCCAACCCTCATTGGCAACGACTGTGCCAACGGTGACTTTAAAGGAGATGCCTCGCAAGTATGTCATGAGGCGGCTGCAGCAAAAGGCCTCGTCATCGAGGGTGGCTCCGAATAACATAAGCCGATCCCAAATATCTGTAGGCACAGAGTGGAACGTAGACCGGGCCTTCTCACACATTAATGGGGGGGGGCCGAGCGGGCCGATATGCCCGCCCGCACTAAACAAACTGCGCACATAGATGGTGGTGGCCTTCGGGTAAGGGGTGTAGGGCATGGGGCAAGGATTTGCCACGGTGGTCAACCGCAGCACAAAATGGCACCCAATAGCCCTAACGCGCTCGATGACGAGTGCACAGCAGCCTCGTACCCTAGTGGCCTTGATCCAGGACCGGATGGATTTGCGGTCATGGCTATAGCCGGCCGATGTATCCCCCTCGTATGTGACTATCAGGCGCCCCTCCAGATTTCTTGCTGTATAAGCGCGGGTGGTATAAACCCCGTCCGGCAACAACGCCTCAGCGGGCAGATGCATCACAGCAAATAGAGTGTGCATACCATGAGCACGCATTGCCCTGGCAACCTCACGCGGATGTAGATCGTGCAAGGAATACAGCGCGATGCCGACCTCGGCATAATGCCGGCAGCGTTCGAACCCACGCGTGCAAAAGGAAAGATCAGTAGCAGGGCGCCCTGCAAGAATGCAACGGCGGATGTTGTTGGCCGGCCCGCGCCGCGGGCAATCTCGCCAGCGCTGCATATCTCTACCGTCAGGTGGAAGAAAACATCTGTGAATGACATTGGCGTGCTCATTAATAGATCGAGGGTGCGCACCAACCTCCAAGCAGGGGCCAGCCTTACGCCGGACATACGCTTCCAGAAAATTATGAATAACGCGCTGTATCGGATGCGACCAAGAAACAGCGGGTTCAAAGACAAGCTGCAGAGGGGAGAAGAGCTCAACAAGGAGAGAGGCTTGAGAGTGCGACAGGTAGGGGCGTACCACCTGAGCATTAGCAAAGGCGGTAGCCGCCGCCGCAGTAGCCTGGGCCTCTCTAGCAGTATTAACCCCCGTGGCGGCGACATACTGATGGGTCTCCATCGGGGGTTGC